ATTGGTTTTCCAAGGCGTCCAGCAGAAGGCGGACTTCCAACTTGTTAAAGCCCAGGGTGGTCTGTCCGTTGGAGTTGGTCATTTGAAGGTTGTGGTGTGTGGGATCTCTCCCGATGTCCATAGTATGGCATACCAGGTAGAGGGCGTCAACCCAGCAGGTTCAGCAATAGCTGCTCAGCAACTGGCGGCAGCTCACGGTTGCCCCACTGGTCACCCATCGCTGCAGCAACACCTAGGTAGGTCCGGCTGCGCTCCTTCCATCGGTTTGGCCCTGGTGGCATGAGATGCACTCTCTCTTCTCGTCCCCCAACACAATTCGTTGGCGTGAGCTTGGGCAAGTTTTTCAGCCACAAACAAGTTGCCTTCACTTCACCGTGCCCATATTCCCAAGGCTGGATGATCTGATCAGGCTTCCTGATCGCTGAGCTGATCACGCTCACAGGGTTCTCGATAGCCCATCGCTCAATGGGAGCTTCGATGAGCAGCCTGACAAAATCCAACGCTGCAGCCTGTGAGCCGTCTGCGATCTTGCGTGAAAAGTGCCGACTCCCGCTAACGGCAAGATGCGTACAGGGAGGGTGAGCCACCATCAGATCCCAGCCGTCGTGCAGCAGCTCCTCGACAGGGCACTGATAGTGCCATTGCGGGTCTGCCTCGCACTCCAGCAGATCACAAGACCAAGCATCGTGACCGTGCTTGCGGAAGGCGTCACGCACCCTGCCGCTGTATTCACAAGCGACGAGAACCCGCATTAGCCCTCAGCAGCTAACGCACAGATCACCGTGCAGATGATGCCCTCCAGCTTGCTGGCAGGGACGCAGCTGTATTGACGCATCACAGCTGTCATGGCGCGGTCGATCGAGTCACGACCCTGAGAGACGACAACGGGCCTGTAGTCCTTCACAGGCTCGACAGAGTCCAGCTCAGACAACAGCAGCTTGCGCATTAGGTCCTGCCGGCTCATGTCGCGCTTGATGGCCTCCTGCGTCAGGTATTCACGCTCAGGCTCAGTCATGCGCACATCAACGCGCACGGGCAGGGCTCGGGTTGCTTCAGGCATCAGAAATCAAAAGGGTCAGATTCAACAGGGTCAGCCTTGAATGGGCTGGATTGACAAGGCCGCACGTCTAGATCCCAGCGCAACTTGCCGACCGTGACGTTAGGGCTGCCGATCTTGGCGACCCGTACAGCGTGCAGATCAGAAGCATCTGAAACAACCCAGCCGTTATTCCACTCGCCGTTGCGATGTAGCTCAACAGGGGTCCCAGCCAAGGGGGGTTTAACCCCCTCAGCAGAGGTGTTCGGGATTTCGCGTAAATAAGGGGAATAAGGTAAACAATCCTCTTTTTCGCGTATATAGGGGGTAGTTGTTCCCCCTGTTCCCCTTGTTTCCCCTGTTTCGGGAACAGCATCAATCGGAACCCAAAGCAGCTCAGGACGGCCCCCGGCTACCAGCGGATCAATCTTTCCCTCCTGCCGGACAAGGGACTTTTTTTCAAGCGCACGGAGCGCACGGTTGATTTTGCTGAGGTTGCAGTTGGCGACGCCCTGCAGCTCCTTAGACGTGACAGGGAACTGCCCGAGTACCCAACGCTCACAGATGTAATCAAAGATGTCCGCCTGACGGCCCTGCAGCTCGTCAGCGGCCTCCTGCATCGCCTCAGCAGCCANNCCGTCGCCGTGATGAATCCAGCCGTCGTCCTGTAGCTCAATTAGTAGTGTTGTTCCTTTTGCGCGGCCCTGCGTCTTCACCACAACGCGGTGATCGTTCTGTGTCTGGCCCTCAGCTGGCTGCCTGAACCAGTTCATCAGGATCGTGAGGCTTGCTGCGGCCGGCAGTGCATTGCTGCCCCTGCTGGCCTGCGTGGCATTGCCACCGCTCACGCTCTTGTTCGTGTGGTGGATCATCGCCAGCGTGGCCTTATGAGGGGCCAGGGCCTCAGCGAGCTTGCGGGCTGGGCCGTCAAAACTCGATGCAGCTTCCTCTAGGCCAAGGACGGCACAGCAAGCGTGGTAGCTGTCGAGCAAAAACAGAGATCCAGGGTTTTCCCTAGCGATTTCCCCAAGGTGTGAGATACCTTCATCTGTGAGATGTAGGGGCGCTCCCGTATGCCAAAGCATCTCTACAGGGCCAGCCAGTTCCCCATCGCTGGTGACTAGCCCTTCCCTCTTGAACAACGTGAACCAGTCGCTTTCCGGCTGGTCAGTGCCGACGATGTAAACCTTCGGGCAAACGCCATGCAGGCGCTGCCCTAGGTATGACTCCTCGCCGTGAAACCACGCGCTGATCATCCCGACCATTAACGCTGACTTGCCGACCTTTGGCGGTGCAACAAGCAGGTTGAACGTGCCGGACATAATCACGCCCTCCCAAGCCCAGGGCACTGCTGAGGTATCGAGTCGCTCGCCTTTCTTGCGGGGTTGCGCCACGCCAGCGATTGACCCTGCGGCCCTGCTTAACAGCAACGCAGCAGTGCGCTCGTTTAACGGGAAACCAACCTCATCGGCATAAAGCCGCAGCAGCTGGGAACGTTTGAGCGGGTCCTCTTCGTTAGAGAGGACGGTGCTTGCGTATTGGTCGAGCTTGCTGAGCAGCTCTTTGTGATCCTTGAAGCTTTCGGGAACTATCCCGGAGCTGTTTGAGGCGTTCGGTGTAGTGACCATTTTTGGCCTTGCTTGGAGAGAAGAAATCAGCGGGTGTATATGCCCCAAGCCTTTCAAGTTCGCGGAATGCCGCCAACTCATCGCTGCATTTGTAGGGGTGTTGTTCATCCCAAGCATCCAGTGCGCGATTAGATCGCTCTTTCTGGAATTTGCTGTATAGGCCCAACAGAGCTTGCTCGTCGTTGTATTCAGCAGGGAGTGAGTATGGGTTCCATTGGAGCAAGTCAAAAGCACGCTCCTCAGCATCAGAATTAGTCACGCGCAAGCGGCTCAGGCTCTGACGCTATGGCCCTTTGCAACAGCAGATTCACCCAGCTGGTGCGGTTCACGCCGATCGGCTTTTTGCGCTCCACCTCGGCGATGACCCGTGGATCAATCAGGACGCGAGTGTTCGTGAAATGGGTGGAATCTTCCACTTGATGGTTGCGTTGCGGCCAGAGTATGCCCATACTGCGCCGAGTTTTGCAACGAATTCGTGCTGGATCCCATACCAGATCTGGAGTTTTTCAAGGACGCACACCGCTACATGTGGCGTGGCGACTGGGTTCTGCACAATGTTTCAGAAGTTGTCAGCCATGACATGTCGCCCTTTGCGAAGGACGCCATGGAGAAGCACAGGCATGGCCCTGACGGCTGGGAGCTGCGCGGCCGGGTGCTGCATCGCGTGCTGCAAGCGCATCTTGAGAATCAGCCCTCGGTGCATGAAGACCGCTGGGATCCGTGGATCGAACCGCTGCTGAGCGATCCGCTGTTCCAGGGCATCGAGACGGTGGCGACGGAGTATCTACTGGTTGACCGTTATCGGTCGGTCTGTGGCTCTACAGATTTCGTGATCCGCCACAAGGATGATCCGAGCTTTGTGATCCTTGGCGACCTCAAGACGGTCAGCAGCAAGAAAGCTGTGTCGAGCCGCAAATCGCCTCTTGCGCAGTTGGGTGCATATGCGCGCATGTGGGAGCAATGGAATCCAAACGTGCGCATCACTGAGTGCGTCACTGTGATCAGCGGGCCTGAAAAGTGCAAGGTGCGCCGGCACAGCCCTGAGGATGACTGCATCCCTGCCTGGGAAGAGTGCTGGGGCAAGTTCCAAGCCTTGCAGCCTGTTGCCGATTTTTAATGGTTGCGGACTAGAACAGGCTCACGCGCCTTACGCTCCTTACACCTGATCCGCTGCAGGTCACTTGTCCTCGCCCTTTAACAAAGGATGAGAAGCCGAATACTAGGGACAGAGGCAAGGGCTGGTGGACTGGACAAGGATCTTGAAACAAGGCGGCGTACCTGAGCCGCCTGGCTATCACGAGACCGTTGCCAAGGTGAGAGCACGGCCTAAGCGTGTGAAGAAAAAGGGCAAGGCCAAAGGCAAACGTTGACATGGCATACCAGGAACGACATACTGCTGCGCATGAGCCCTTTATCTCGTTCGCTCATGTCTGACTACAAAACACCCAACCGCAGTCCAGGGTTTTATGACCCAGAACACCGCAGCCCCAAGACCAACACCATCGTTGTTGCAGTTTTCTGCGTCTTGTTTAGCGGTGCTCTGTGGATCAGTCTTGTTGACACTTTGGACGCTCAACAGCGCAGACACTGCGAGCAAGGCTGGCAGCCCGCGTGCGAAAGCCTGAAGTAAATGAGCCGTGGAATCTATTGGAGCTACACGCCGCACGAAAACATCGCTGCGGCTAAGGCGAGAGCCAAAGCAGCTCTTAATGAGAAAAACCCACGCCTCACTGCCCTAGAAAGAGCTTTCTACAACGCCTTGAAAAAACACGATGCAAACTAGCGTCACGTTTGCTGTCCTAGGCACACCTGTGCCGCAAGGCTCTGTCAAAGCTTTTGGCAGCCGTGTTGTTGCTAACAACGCGGAATCNNTTGGGACATTCACGCCCCAGTATCACTCCGTTGTGAGTTCGTCTTTCCTCGCCCGCTGTCGCATTACGGCACAGGCAAAAACGCCGGTAAGCTAAAAGATTCTGCGCCGGTGCATCACACTAAAACCCCCGATCTGGACAAACTGATTAGATCGGCAGGCGACAGCATTTCTGACGCTGTTGCCCGCGTGCTTCTCTATTCGGACGCGCAAATCGTTTCCATCTACGCAACCAAAAGGTATCAAACAGATGACTTCCTCGGTGCCATCATCACCGTCACATCCCTTTCCTAATCTGGCAAACGTCATCACTACTGATGATGTCAGCCAAAAAGGAACAGGCAGCTATAAGGCGGATTACATCAACTGGTGCCGCACTATGCACCTCTTGCATGACCATGCGCCTGGCTGGCAGTTTCACCTTGCGCACTACGTTGACAGCAGCCACGTTTGGCAAGCACCTAACGGAACTGCCTACGTCGTTGGATACTTCAGCGGCCCAGACGGTCAAAGAACGCCTGACTTTCCCCAGGCGATCATGGACAATCGCAACAACGCGATTCCTTTTGACAAGGTCAGCGCACGCGATTTAACCGATAGCCACCGCCGTTGTCTTTGTACTGCTGCCGCTGCACAATTCGGTCTTGGTTGGCAGCTTTGGGCGCGGGAAGAGGTTGAAAACCCACACCGCGAGGAAAAGAAACCCAAGGCAACGCCAGCTATTGAAGGTGTCGCTAAAGACGATCAGCCGCTGACAACAGAAGAGCGCAACATGCTCGTGGGTCTTATCAGCGAGATGAGCCCGGGCAAGCGCGAGGACTTCTGCAAGTCGTTCCGCTTTGCGTTCAAGCTTGGCGACAACGCTAAGGTCGCTCCTGCAATCACCAGCCGCAAACATCAGGTTTGGATTCAGGAAAATGCCTGAGGACGACAAAAAACGTGAACAACAGGCCAAGGCAGACGCCATCCGCCGCTCACAGCACTTTCAAGTGCGGCTAGATAGACAGCTATCTAAGCAGCTGCAGCATTACGCAGAGCAACGCCATCACGGCGTAATCAACTCTGCGCTGCAAACCATCATCTCTAAATTCTTCAACTGATGCCTGACTTCGCACCCGACGCCTTCAACATCTGGGGCAACTTCAACAAAGACCAAAAGAAAGACGGTCACTACTGGGCCGCCATGGAAGTGCCTGTGGACGAGCTGCGCAAGCTTGTGGAATGGGTTAAAACCGCAGACCGCTGCGAAAACCAGAAGGGTGAGGAATGCGTCAAGCTGCGCGCCAACCTGATGCCGCGTCAAAGCAAAGCCGGCAATGACTATTTGCTAATGGCTCTTAGCGATGCCAAGCCTCGCCCAGCTGACACGTCAGCCGCTGACTTTTAAGCTTGTGACGAACGAGAGACGAGGAGCGCGGCGGCGCTCCTTTTTTATGAAGCCAACCATTAAGCAGGTCACCAAGGACGGATTGCTGCTTTGGGAGGTGAGCCACGGCGGGATGGCTCGTTACTTCAAATATGACTGGCAGGCGAACTTCCACTACGAGGCTGCAGTCAGGCTCTACAGGTCAAGGATCACTGGCAAGCACGGCTAGTCCCAGCAAGCCAGCTTGGCGTCAAGCTCACCAATACGGCTCACGGCTTGGCTGAGCAGTTTGCCTTGATGCCAGCTCTGCCGGACAAGGCCGGCGCAAAGCTGCTTTAACGCTTCCTCGTCAGTGCAGTTGTGGACTTCCCTGACGCTGCGTTCAACCTCAAGCTCTTCCTCAAGGCTTTGCTCGACGATCATCCAATCGGCCCAGCCCATCGCCTTGAAGATTCTTATNNAAGTCATGCCACGGAAGGCATGACTGTCAAGTGGTTGTTGTAATGGCCTGTCTCGCGATAGCTGCGCAGCGGAACGTTTGACATTTCGTGAAACACCATTTGACCGATCTTCAACCCTGGATACAGCGGCAAAGCATGGTGCAGGCGATTGTTCTTCAACTCAAGGGTTAGGCGCGATCTGTGCCATGACGGGTCGCAAAAACCAGCAAGAGCGTGAGTGTAGCCTTCTCTTGCGCGTGAGCTTTTGAGTAGAAAAGTGCCGCAGATGTCGTCAGGCAGGTTGAACAGCTCAAGTGTCTCAGCCAAGCAAAATTCACCGGGCTGCAGCATGAACGGGTCATCCTTTGTTCTGTCTGAGATGTCAATCCGCAGCAGCTCAGGGTCACAGATGTTCTCAACCATCAGGTAGAGACCCAGGCGCAAATCCAAGCTCGCCGGGTTTAATAGCTCTGGATCAAATGGGGCAACCATTTGGCTTTTTTGACACCTCGCCTTGATCTCCCAGTCACACAGAACCGTCATCCGCTGCTTTTAAGTGCAACCTATTGTGCCTCGACAAAAATGGCCCAGCCGCTTCTAGGGCCACGATCTTGCCAACGTTGATGAAAGGCAGCCTGCCGCACGCTCACGCGATAACCAGACAGCGCAGGATTGTGGCCGCCTCTTTCAATATCAGGCAGGCCAGCTGGGTCAGTCATCAGCCAGCTCGGGTCTGAAGAATATCGCGATTGATAGCCGTGCAGGATCGACCAGTGTCCGCAACTCTCATAGCCGCACATTGGCGGTTCCCCGCGCAGCATGTTGCCTTGATGCAACCAGCCGACTAAGACAGGAATGCCAGCGTCGATGGCTTCCATCACATCTTCCGCGTCAGCGTTATCAACAAAGCGGACCTGCAGGCCCAAACTGGTCAATGCCTCGACGTGAGCAAAAACAGAAGTGGTGTCGCCGTATCGCGCCCTAATCCGCTCGTACTCCTCCTGAGTGGCGACCTTTTTGTAATAGGCAGCGACCATGGCCGCGGCCGACGTGAAGCACTTGCGTTCACCGCCGGGCAGGTCGAGCTGCCTGAAATAGCGAGGCACATAAACCTCCTGGTCGATGCCACTGGCCTTCCACGCCTGAAACCAGGCAGCATCCTCGGACAATAATTCCCTAGGCATCGCTTCCTCCAGCTGCTTGATGGCAGCCATGCGATGCGGCACGTCTGGCTTGTACCACTCAAAAAACGGCAGCAACGCGAGGCCCATGGCGATGACCAGAAGGGTCACTTGGATGATGCCGGACACGGCTTAGTGGTCAATCCTAGTGTCAGGCAGCAAAAGCTCACGCAGATGCTTTACAGCCAAATCGTCTAAATCGTTATCGGTGCGTGAAACCACCTTCTCGCACATCGCGACAATCAGCTCTTTGAAGGCCCGTGATTTCCACATGGTCATTAACACAGGCTTGAGGATTAGAAGCATTGGCCTGGCCTAGTTACCCTTAAAGCGTAGCTCTGTTGTCTTATGGCAGAAACTCCGCAGGCAAAGGCTGAAGAACAGGACGACCAACAGCACTCTTGGTTAGGCGATGTTGTCCGCGTGACCATCCTGCTGTGGTCAATGGGCATCCTCACCGCCAACTAT